TTTAACTGGAAATGATATATACGAAAAAATTTATGATGCTAAATGCAAAGTGTTTGCAATGATAGGTGAATTAAAATCAGACTATATTGCTATTGAAGGAGCTATACTTGTCAAGTCAGCGGATGCCGTGATAAAATTATCTTATGTATACGGTGTCGTCATTGCTGAGCTTATGTCTAGTGGGGCTAGTGTTATCACTATATCTCCTTCATCTTGGCAGGCTCATATTGGAAATAAAAACCCAACAAAGTTTGAGAAAGACAGACTTAGGTTGGAAAATCCTGGATACGCTGACTCTTGGTATAAGGCAAAGATGCGTGAAGTCAGAAAGCAGCGTACAGTAGATTATTTTAACAAAAAATATAAATTAGAATTAAATGATTTTGATGTAGCAGATTCATTTGGAATTGCTTATTATGCGAATGAGGTTTTAACAAAAAGATGATTATACAAATTATTGGGCTTCCAGGTTCTGGCAAAACAGAATTGGCAAAAGCATTAAAGGAAAGAATTAATGCAATACACCTTAATGCTGATGAGGTTCGTGCTACCGTAAATTCTGATTTAGGGTTTACTCATGAAGATAGAATTGAGCAGGCTCGTCGCATGGGAGAGATGGCAAGACTGATTGCTAAGCAAGGCGTTGCACCAGTCATTGTTGACTTTATATGCCCTACAGAATTAACTCGTGCAGCATTTGGTAAGCCAGATATACTTATTTGGATGGATACAATTCAAGAGGGAAGGTTTGAAGACACTAATAAGATGTGGGAGTCTCCAAGCGGAACATACTTATCATTTATTGATCATCAGATGAATCCAGAAGAAAAAGCATCTTCCGTTATCAAAACATTTAAACTTCATGACTGGTCTGCTCCGACAACTCTTATGCTTGGTAGATATCAGCCTTGGCATGAAGGGCACCATGCTTTGTATAAAGAAGCTGGAAAAAGAACTGAGCAGGTACTGCTTGGAGTTAGAAATACCTACAACACAAGTGAAAAAGATCCACTTAAATTTAATCAAGTAAAAGAATATATTGCGAAAGATGAATTTATGGATGGAGCAATGGTTTTAAGGCTACCAAACATAACAAATATTGTATATGGTCGTGACGTTGGCTATAAGATTGAACAGGTAGAACTTCCATCTGATATTCAAGCTATTTCAGCAACACAGAAAAGAAAAGAAATGGGATTATGAAAAAAATCAAATATATATTGGCTATAGTTAAAGATAGGTGGCTAAAGCCATATGATGATATCATATTAAGGTTCAATACAAAAGCAGAAAATGGAGACCCTTTAGTATGGAGAATATTTGTCAACGGCAACCAAAGTCTTGCAAGTGATTTTGAAATACATGGCTATGTATATGCAGTTTCTTCAGAATACGAAGGTGACACAAAGTATAATGTTGGATGCAAGGGAAGGATTCGGTGGGAAGGTACAAAAGCGGTAATTATAACTGCTAAAAAAGAACCGAATACTATGCTATGAAATTATACAAAAGTAAAGATTGGCTATATAGAAGATATGTAGTTCAAAGAAAGACTATGGAAGAAATTGCAAAAGAGTGTGGCGTAACTGTTATGACCATTCATAGATCATTGAAAGAGCACGGTATAATTAAATGAGTTTAGATCCAGTGTTTCCAGATTCAAAAACCTTTAAATGCGATGACCTTTATTTGCTTACCGTTGGCACAGAAGCTGGTAAAGAAATTCTTGAAACCTGCCATGAAATCGCACACATGCTAGTTAAAAAGAATATAGCCTACGGGAATTCAGCCCTAGATCCTGTGCGTATATTTTCAAAGGCGGGACCAAGAGAGCAGCTTCATGTCCGTATTGATGACAAATTAAATAGATTAATGAAGGGCACAGAATACCCTGGAGATAATGATATTGATGATTTAATTGGTTATTTAGTATTATTAAAAATAGCTAAATCCTGGTCTGAATGATTTTAGTCAACTAAGATGGTATAATAATTACATATGGATATTGAATTAGCAGATCATTTTGATCGTATGAATAAGGTAGTGGAAGAATTACTTAAGGGTAATAATCCTACCCAGATTGCCACCCTGACTGGTTTTAAGAGAGCAGATGTCATTGGGTATATAGATGAGTGGAAAGAGGTCGTTAAAAACGATTCTGGGGCTCGTGAAAGGGCAAAGCAGGCCATATCTGGAGCTGACCAACACTACGCCATGCTCATAAAAGAAGCTTGGAAGACCGTAGAGGATGCTGATCAAGCGGGTCAACTTAATGTAAAAGCTACATCTTTAAAGCTTATAGCTGATATAGAAGGTAAAAGAATCGGCATGCTTCAAGAAGTGGGGCTTCTAGACAATGCTGAATTGGCAACACAGTTAGCAGAAACTGAGCGGAAGCAAGAGATACTTGTAAAAATATTAAAAGAAGTGACAGCAACATGCCCTAAATGTAAGTTAGAGGTTGCAAAACGTTTGTCTCAAATAACTGGAATAGTTGAGCCAGTTGTTATACATGAGGAAAATGCAAATGTATTGTGAGCATGTTTATAAAAATATAAATAAAGATTTATGCCCCAAGTGTGGTAAAGATACACATGAAACTGATTGGGCATATCAAGCTAAATTGCATAAACAATGGCATGAAGACGGCAAGGCTAATTACGAGGGCTGGTGGTCTATTTAATGGAATTAAATTTTAATGACCTCATTGACATACTGGACGGAGAAGAGTTTGATGAAAGACCAGTAGACCTAAGAACGTTTGTTACAGGAAAAGATTATCTTGGACTTCCTCCTCTTTCTGAGTACCAATATACGCTTATTGAAAAAAGCTCACAGATTTACAAACAATCAACTCTCGTCAAATTATTTGGAGAAAGAGAAGGCGAAGATCGATACAAGCAAACCTGCAACGAAGTAGTAGCTCAATTAGGTAAAGGAAGCGGCAAAGATTACTGTTCAACAATATCAGTAGCCTATATAGTATATTTACTATTATGCTTAAAAGATCCAGCTTCATATTATGGAAAGCCACCTGGAGACTCAATAGACATTATTAATATTGCTATTAACGCACAGCAGGCCAACAATGTTTTTTTTAAAGGATTTAGAAATAGAATTGTCAACTCTCCCTGGTTTATAGGAAAATATTTTGAAAAAGCTTCTGAAATTAAATTTAATAAAAACGTAACGGTTTATTCTGGACATTCAGAGCGAGAAGCTTTTGAAGGATATAACGTTTTAGTCGCAGTACTCGATGAGATATCTGGCTTTGCTCTTGAAAGCACCACGGGACACGATCAGGCTAAAACTGCAAGCGCTATTTATGAAATGTATAGAGCTTCAGTAGATTCTCGTTTTCCAGACTATGGTAAAGTAATACTGCTTTCATTTCCAAGATTCAAACAAGATTATATCCAACAAAGATATGATCAAATTGTAGCAGAAAAAGAAACAATACAAAGATTTCATAAATTTAAAATAGATCCAGATCTTCCAGATGATACTCAAGGTAATGAGTTTGAAGTTTATTGGGATGAAGATCATATTGTATCTTATAGGTATCCTAAAGTTTACGCCATTAAAAGACCAACATGGGAAGTTAATCCTACAAGAAGCATAGAGGATTTTAAGATATCATTTTACAGAGACCCAGTAGATGCTTTGGGAAGATTTGCATGTATGCCACCAGAAGCTATCGATGCTTTTTTTAAGTCTCGTGAAAAAATAGAAAAAGCTTTTAATAATTTATCTTTGAGCGTAGACCAATTTGGCAGATTTGAAGACTGGTTTGTTCCCATAGAAGATAAAGATTATTTTATACACGTAGATTTAGCGCAAAAGCATGACCATTGTGCAGTGTCTATGGCACATATTAATAAATGGGTTAACGTAAAAGTAACTGATAATTATTCTCAACCAGCACCTATTGTTGAGGTAGATGCCGTAAGGTATTGGACTCCTACTACAGATAAATCTGTAGATTTTGCGGAGGTAAGAGACTATATATTGTCTCTAAGATCACGAGGTTTTAATATAAGAATATGTACATTTGACAGATGGAATTCCCATGACATGATGCAGCAACTAAGACAATATGGAATTAATACTGAAACTTTATCAGTGGCAAAAAAACATTATGATGATATGGCTATGGTAGTTTTAGAAGAAAGATTGTCTGGACCACATATTAAATTGTTAATTGATGAGTTATTAGAATTAAGAATAATGAGAGATAAAGTTGACCACCCAAGAAAAGGTTCTAAGGACTTGGCTGATGCTGTATGCGGATCAATATTTAATGCCATCAGTCTCACCAGGCCAGATTTTGGAGCAGTAGAGGTCCATACATATAGTTCAATTAAAAAAGAACAAAGGGA